CTGATATACGCTGTTTGTGTCGTTCCTATCCTTGACAATTCTAAGCGCCATTCCTTAGCCCTTTCGCTTCGTGAATCATTACCGCTAACTCTGCCAGGTATCGGCGTTGCCAATCCAGGATTGCATCCCCGTCCGGTCGCTCATTAAACTTTTCGGAGTAAACCCTGGCCCCAGGTGCAAAGAAAAATTCGCCATCGCGGAATGCCCGGAGGTAATACCTATCCGCGATAAGACATGAGGCGATTACAAGGCTACGAGTAATGAACGAATCCGAGTCGGCAGCTATTTCGTAATTGCCGTAAACAACATTATGCAATAGCCAATCTCGCGCGTTTGCGACTCTCACCATCGCTGCCAATGGCTCTCGGTTGTAGTCCTTCTTATTGAAGGCAACCGCCACATCTTGCTCACCGTTAGCTTCACCGCTATTTAATTCCCAAACCACTGATCCGTTATCGCGGGCTACACCCATTTTGACCCGGCCAAGTGTAACAAGCGCGGCTGCGACAAGTGTATTTTTTGTCTTGTACATCTACGCCGTGTATTCCACCTGCCATTGGCCGAATATAACGAAGCTAATCGTACGCTTGCGTAGATCGCCTTTAATTTCCTGCCGATAACCAAGGCTCTCGGTTCTGCCAAAGAGACTTATTGATCCGTTAGCAATAAGTGCTTCGAGCGCCGCACCAAAGTCCGGGCGACGTATTTGGCCTACGACTTCTGCGACCGCATCGCTCGGGCTTCCTTTCTTTGGTTTCCCTTCAAAGACGACCTCAACGCTGAACTGGTCCGGGTAATCAGCGCGTTGCAGCGCGGCTGACATAGTGACATTGACATAGCCGCGTGGTTGCTGAACGTCCGCGTCGCTCTCCCATTCCTGCCAGTTGTAGGCGCTAATAATGGAGTCGCTGGCGAGTAGCGTTTTTAACGCGGTTGCTAATGTTGAACATGGATCAAGAATTGGCACGCTTATACCCCCGCCAATATCAAAGGCGTCGGTACTAAACGCCTGTTCGTCAAAGGCGGTGTCAGCAAATGATGCCATTGCTTTATCCTCGCCATTTATCCCCGGACGTACCCGCGCCAATAACAGCCGTGCCGTTAATGGATCCGACGTTTACAGCGTCACCCGGCAGTAATGCTACAACGTTATCAACAAGATCTGTCGGATCAGCACCCGTGCCTGTAACATGGAGCGCTAAGTCCCCAAGGGTATCGGTATGCGCCGACGTAAGCGCCAGCTTATAAAAGCCGTTTCCTAGATCAGTAACTGTCGGAATAATAGAAGCAAATGCTGCGCCATTCTTGGACGCACCAATAGTTAACGTAAGCCCCGATTTTCCGGTGATGTGATCCGAAGAATCAACCATTAAAATCGTCCTGTTTCGTGCCGTAGATTGTTTTAGTAACATAGTTGCCTTACTCCCGATCTAGTTCCAAGTTCGCTGCGTGTTCGTCTGGAATTTACCGCTGGCTCGTCACCGCTTACAAGTGGATGCGGGTAAGTGTAAGGCACATAGCCCGGCATTGCGGTGTCTTGATAATAGTCACGGTTCTGTTGAACCATGATATTAAGATAGTCCGGCGTAGAGAAATTGATGTGTGATCCATCATCGCTATTTATATTGTTCCACGAGTAGCAAGGCTCTGGATGGGCGTCTTGGTGAGGCCAAGCTGGGGATGCTCGGTCGATGTGGTCCCCCCAACCGATTCCTGTTTGGTCAAGATATCTCAGCGGCTTTACGATCTCAAAGCCCTGCCCGCTAGTCCATCCCATCGCAAAGCCTACCCCGCGGATTTGAAGAGTATTCCCGTTATTGCTCTCGATTCCGTTCGATTGACCGTCCGCGCGCCTAACGTGATATCCCTGCCATTGGTTAGTAGTCCATCCTGGCGAACCAGTTGCAACAACCTGCCCGTCGCTTGTTCCTGCCGCGCTCGTGCCTGAAGCGAAAACGAAAGTATCTTCTCCGTCTACGTGTGTTCCGTCGACGCGCGTCGCCATTAAATCCCATGTTTGCCCAGGCGTTCCACTAACACAGTAGTATGGAGAAGCTACCGGCAAACCGCTCCGGTAACAGTTAAAGTCAATGCCGCCGATATTTTTGTTGTTGTTCGTCCAAGTGTTGTCATGCCAAATGGCTGCCCCGGTGTCGCTGCCGTCCATCGACTTATTGTCGTCGTTCCAATGGAAGTCATTATTGTAGACTTCGTAGGCTCTTCCGCCCCGTCCGGCACCTTGCCGCCCCGTCCCGTGACAGACTAGGACTGCACCAACTACTGTGCCAGGGGCCGGAGGGCCAAGAGTAGTCTCACCGTGCAGGTGGTTATACCTGAAGCAGCTTTTGCCTCCCCACGCGATATCTCCACCGTGTTTCAGCCAGTTGTCCTCGACAAAGAAGAACTTAGGGCCGCCAAATCCGACGGTCTCCTCAAATGCTGAGTCGCCCTGGTCCCCATTGAATCGACCTGGCCCGTTCTGAATTACGCCGTGCTCACAGACGCTGACATTGTGATCAAAAACTCCGTAATTGTACGCGTTATTCCAAATAATATTCGCAACAACATTGATTGGACCGAAAAAGCAGTGATCTACCCTTAGCGGAGTTGACGGGTCTCCGTTAATTTCAAAAACCGCGCCAGACTGAGGATTAGATACGCTAGGCAGAAATGAAATGCCTGTAACTCTCTGGACCGTTCCTGTCGTTGCGCGAAAGTCTATAATCTTATTAAGACTGTTATGAATGACAATCGTGTTATCGACATGACTCCCTGACGGCGGATCGCCCTGGAATGGCTGCGCCCATATTCCGGCGGTCTCGTAAGTCCCGCCAGGCCCGTGCGGAGAGACCGTGCTATTACCCTGAAGTGTAACTGCCTTGGTTACGCTAAGAGTTCCACTCCACGTAAACGAGCCATTTGGAAGCGTAATAATGTCTCCGTCATGACAGCTAGCGCCATTGATGATATTCTGAATATCCGCCTGACTGCCGTCCGAATTGAATGTCATTAGGTGTTCGGACTACCGATCTTGAATTGATATGTGGGTCCGAGTGGATCGTAAATATCCGGCGTGCGCTTAACCTCGAATTGCAGCCAATTCCCACCAATAAGCACATCGACCCTGTCACGGTTTTGCGGAGCTCCATGCGTGAAGTCGTCAAAGATAGCGATGATATCCATGTCGGGTTTATCCAGTAACCCGCCTTCCATCAACTCACTGACATCATCCCCGGTGTTAAGACCGGCTGTGACTTCGTCGTACTCGGCCGCGCTGTAGTAATGGCGAATACTGACCGGCCAATCGGATATGCACGATTGCGCGTCTCGTTTAAGTGCGTCTTGATCTAACATAATAAAAAGGCCGCTGGCGGAAAGGAAACGCCAGCGGCCTTCACTCTTCTTGCGCTTAACAGTTAATTTTTCTCGAAAGCATCCTTAAACTCCTGTTCGGTGCCTTCCCAGTAATACCCGCTTTTGCTCTTCAGTTTGTGCGTGCGTCCATGCGGATCATCGGGCACTACCTTTAGGCCGTATGTCTCATCCTTTGATTGATAGATTCCAGCACCAACCCCAACGTGCCTGTAACTACCTTTATAGGCATCAAGATCAGTAGGCGTAGCTACATCACGTAAACTGAATGCCTCATTTATTTCTGGTTCTGTTTTGGGTTTTCTAGCCATGTGGGCTTTCCTCTTTAACTAAACACGCAAGCTGCGATCACTTTGGCACCGCCCAATGATAAAGAATTGATAGCTGCCGCTAATGCCCGTCATGGCGTGAATGTAACTGCGATCAAGTCGCCAGCGCGAGCGTTTCCGATATACGGGAAGCTGGACATTTTAAGGCGCAGGATCATTGAATCACGCTCAACGGCCGGGTATGATTCAACATAGTTGCCACCCTCGAAAGTCAGAGCGTTTTTGTCCGTGCTTGGCACTCCACCCGGGGTAAATCCCTCCCAAAACATAGTTGCCCCGACACCGCCAAGCTGTGGTACGCTAACCCCGTCTTTTTCGTCAGTTGCTGCAAGGCCCGGACGACCAACCCAAATAAAGGAGTTAGACCATACTGGACTTAGGCTTGGCGTCGCGCCATCCGCTGCCGTATTAACGTACGCATCACCTATGAGAATGTCAGACACGCCAAATGCCGCTAATGAAGTTTTGGCTTCATCCAGCGTAACTTGATAGCCAGGCTTTAATGTGCCAGTAACAAAACTAATCGTCTGATTAGCTGTGCGAAAGTGCTCCCATACCGCTCCGCTCATTACAACAACGTACGGCCCCGGTTCCCCCTTTGCCTTCAATCTCCGCGTACTCGCAATGATGTCCTGAATAGGCTTCGGGGTTGCGGAAAAATTCGCATCGTAGTTCCCGGCGTTCGGCGTACCGGCACCAAAAGTAGTTGTGTTAAACAATGCTGCCTGTGCGAGATATTCTTTCGTCAGCCCGCTGGTTTCGCGACCAAATCTGCTCGCAAAGTAATTCTCTACATCCAAGAATTCGTCATAATCCATTTCGACTTCATTAGGAATGACGATTTCGACGCCACGCAATACTACTGAAAGCGTGTCGTCTGCGAATTTAGCAACAGCCCTTTCAAAGAGCGATCCGGGCGCACGAACATATTTTGCGCCGGCGATATGCCGCAATCCGAGAGTGTCAGCAATCGTCGCCTTAATGATGTGCGCTGTGCGCCGATTAACCGGAAATTCGGGTAGTACCCTATTCCATATAAGGCCCGGTACCATTCCCTCGCCTTCAACAACGGCTAGGGCTAACTCTTGTCGCGGTTTCGCGCTTGATGGTGAAAATACTGGCATAATTCGTACTCGTTAGTCGGATATTACAGAGGATTTAACATCTCAACTTCGCCAAGCGCATTAGCGCCTGACGCTGGCGCAGCCCATTTGCCTATAATTACAGCACTGGCGGACGTTTTGCTGAACTGTCCATTGGCGGCACTGTAGGCAGTATCACCAATGTTTGTAGCTTCGGTGGATTGCGCTGGAATCTTGTTGCCAGCTTGCACCGCAACGGCCAACCCACACCCGTTGTTCTCGATGTCCTGCAACGTGACATAGTCACCGCGCACTCCGATAGCTGCAAGAGTCACATTGCCATCCGAGCCTAGAACAACTCGCCTGCCTCTTACAATCGTAGCGCCACTTATGTTGTTAACCGTGCGTGGCTCAATACCAATATAGGTTGCTAGTTCGGACATGACTACTTGTTCTCGTTTGCTTGATCTTTAATTTCGGGGCTTCCCCGCTGACACCAATCGTTATAGGCTTTTGGGTTTTCTTTACGGGCCGCCAATCGCGCGGTACCGTCTTTCATTCCCGCCGTACGAAACTTGGTAACAAGACTTTCAAAGGCGTGTTCGCCGTTCGCATTATCCTTGTCCTGTTTAGTCACTCCACCGCTTGCTTTTGCTGGCTTGCCGCCGGTGAACCGGAACATCTGTAACAAGTCCCTATTTGTAACGGGCTTATCGGCTTTTTTGGCTCGCCACTCCATCACCGCTGACTTCTTTTGGTCGTCCGTCATGTCGTCCGTACAACCAGCCGCCGTTATTTCTTCTGCCGTAGGATCGCTGTTATCCTCGTTGCCTTGCTTGGCGCGAAAGGCGTTACTAATCGACTCGAAGCCGGGCTTTAATGCCTCAGCTACCGCAGTCCCTATAGCCGTCAAATTCTCTTTAGTTAGTTCCATACTTTGGTTGTTACTTTCGCTGATTTCTATCCCAAACTTCTTAGCCGCTGATTTGATACGACTTTTGATCTTTGTCAAATCGTCTGAGTTATACTTACTCGCATTATCGCTTTGGTTGACGTAACTCCAAGCCGCCCGCACATGCTCTTCCGTGTCAATCGGGTAACGATGTTGTTTGTCCTCTTGGTAACCCGGATCTGCATACTCAACGTCGCCGTAGGGCTTCTCGGTATCCTTAGCCTCAAACAAACTAAGATTAGCTAGACGCGCTTCATTCTCCTGGCATTGCAGCATGGTTTGAATCGGCCACTTTAATTCATCAGGCAGATTATCGTATCCACCGGCCAACTTACCTTTCAACCAATCCAGGAAACTCGACCCGTTACTTCCGTTGTCTTGACTGAATAACCCTGTAGGGTTAGCCGCTGGTAAATCGACTACGGCGGCTGCAAAAATTTCATCACAGCGCGCGAACTTCTGCCCGTCGATTTCTTCCGTTACGCCGTTGAACTCCAAGCTTAGACCAAAATTATCTGGGGCCGTCTCTGCAATTTCAAAAAGGTAATCCCGGTTAGGATAAGTCTTGTAAACGTGCAAGTCCCCGATAACTGCGTCCTTTACCTCGTTTAGAGCAATCGAATCCGATGCGATACGGCCCGCCAATCCGCCATCGCCATGGTTAAACGTGTTCGGATTAAAACGGACGCGCAGACCGCCTTTGTATTTCTTCGCGCAATCGCGGACTTGCTCTAGCGTCTTTAGATCAACTTGCTTGTTGTGCCCGCGCGCTTCACCTAATGACACGAGGCGGACGCCTTTAATTACATTGTTTTCCCGGTCAACAGACGAGCCAGAGAGATTAAGACGGGAAATGAACTTGGTTAAGGTCAACCCATTGCTGCTCGGTGTCTTAATCTTTTCAAGTTATTTTGTTTTACGACTAGCGGCCTTCATTGTCAAAATGTTTTTAGGTATACGGACCGAAAGAAACTCGCTGTTACCATTATCATTGCCTTCGTCTATCTCAACGCCGTTTGTCGTAACGCCTGGCGCATCTTGCTTTGGCGGTGGTAACATTGGTGCACCACCAGCACCCCCGCCTACGCCACTTTTGGATTGAGGCGGGTACATGTAATTGTACACTTCACGCCAATCTATTTGTTTGCCGCCCTTGCTTAATCGTTCCGCCACCTCTTGTGCCGCTTCAATCTTGCCTTGTGTTTCATGGCCGCGTTGCGTGTTTATCTCATCCACGTCCAAGCTGGACTCTGCCGCTACATTTGCCGCTGTGTTAATGCCAGCCGCAATCTCTTGGATGTTCGCCACTGACTCACGGCCGGCGTCTATCGTGCTCCTAGGCGGGAAAAACCACTGCCATCTATCCCACCTTGGATGATACGGGATCTCGCCGTTGGCTATTCCGTTTCCAAGTATCAACCCGGCTACAGGATCAAGTTTTGTTTCTTTCAATAATTCCTGCCAGATTTCAAATGCTCGCGCGTCTTGCGCGCTTACTCCACGGAATGCCGGTCCGCCAAGCCCGCTCGCGTCCCAACCAAACTCAAAACTTACTCCGAAGCCTACGCAAATGTCTCGGATCGTGTCTTTGACCATGCCTAAAACATTCGGGCTTGGACGGTCATGTTGGAACATGGATACATCCTCTCCGACCCCTATGGCTGTAACAGTGTTGGGACGGACTTGGTATGTATCAACTTTGTTGCCGCTCTCATCTACGAGAGGATTACTATCAAAAGGCAGCGCATCTGGCAGCGTGCCTGATTTGGTGTGATATACACCGCTCTGACTCGACGCCCACAATAACGCCTGTAGCTCGTACTCGCGCATCCGGTCAACGTAAGTCGCGTTATCTATCGCGCTCTTGAACATCGAGACGCCGCGATAATCATCGTAACTCACCGGGTTTACCATGAACAGAAAACGTGGTAGCCCGCGCTCGTCCCTCATTGGTATCGTGTCATCGAATCTAAAAACACCAGACATCCTATCACGCCAAAACACGTCAACCCCGACAATAATTCCTGATTCATCGAGGTGTAGCCCGCGCACGTAATTGTTAGTGATCTTGTAATTGAACGGATCGCCGATTCTTTCGGATTCAATGCCTTGTAAATAAATATCGTCGCCCTGGCGCACTACGTTCACGCCTATGTCACCCTTCAATGCGATGCCGCGAATATCCAACATGCACATTTGCCGTAAGCTAAACCTATTGGTTAGGTCCAACCCGCGCCCGCACTTGATGCGCATGTAATCTTCGTACTCTTGCGCTATTCCCTTGTCACCGCACCGTGACTGCCAGCGAAGTGTCCCGCAGATATACATCATAAACTTGTTAAGCAATGATGAACACAACCCGGAATTATCGATCAAGTTGATGGCGTTAAACATCACCTGAATTTTCTCGCGCGATCCGCGCATTGTCTCTCCGGTCTGACTCGGACTCGTATTACGGCGCGCGCTGTTTGAGTATGCCGCTAGGTAACGGAATTGATTAGTGCGCTCCCTCGTAACAATTCGCCGATGGTGCGCCTGCGGAGCAAACAACCTAAGTGCGCCATCTAATCGCGCTTCCCATTTTGTAGGCTCATAAGGCTTGTAAGCTTTTCTCATTTAGAAGTTCGACTGCGTGTCGATCCTCGCTTGCGCGATCTGTCGGCCCTGCCCGTTAGAGAACCGGATTGCCTGATTGATAAGCATGAGTGTTTCCCGTGCTTCGGCCAAGTCCGCTCGTGTTAAGCTACGCCCCGGAAACGTGTAACTTTGCCCCGTAGTGGCCAAGTCCTTAATCACCTGCAACCACTTCGCTTGAAGATCGGTCAAGTCCGCTGATTGTAGGCCAATAAAGGGATTATCACTCGCTGGCATGACAGGAAAACTACTAACTCAGAGTAGCTACGCTATCAAATTTGAATTTCGATTTGGTATCGCCAACGATACTTTTAGCTCGATTGCCAGTCCGACAAGTTGATAAGATTCTGTAAGCACATTGCCACTACAATCTGGCATTCGGCGTCCCAGGCATGGTTGGCCCGCTTCTGTCCGGTGCCCTTCGCGTTGGTATTACTCCACCATTCGGTTCGCTGGCCCTTGGCATTGATAATAACATGCCGGACTTCTGAGTTAATTTGTTTTAAGTACTGGCTATCCACGTCGCCCGGCACACCCCAATAAAGCGCCTGTCCTTGTTTGAACGCGCTGAGTAGATTCTTGATATGAAGGTTGATCCAATCGAACCTACGCGCCAATTTCGGCGCGGCCCGCGTGACCCTAAATCGCCTGTTAAGCTGTTGCTGCGATGTTCCGCTGAACGGATCAGCCCATTGCACGGTTGAATAAGGCAACTCGATTGCGACCTTCTTAATCATCTTGGTTTGCGGATCGACAATCTCCTTGTAATGGCGAAACGGTTCGGGCTTATCAACACCGCGCATGCACGTCCAACCGTACTTGACTGCTTGCGCGTACACTTCCCGCGTCTCAAACCCGCAATCTACCAACACACATTGTGAAGCTATGCCGTATTGGGCTGCCTTCTCTGCTATTTGCTCGTAGCTCGTTAAACACGTTGTCTCTGTTACACCGCATGAAAGTAAGCGGCTGTCGCCATTCGCAGCCACAGCGCGTATAACGAACGGGTAGCCCCACTCCTGCTTGTCGCATGAAAGGAATCGAATCGTCTCGCGCTCCCATTTCTCGGTCTTGTAATCGTGCTCTGCCAGTTTGTAATCTGATAACACGGCTCGATGCGTCGATGCGTAGTGCCGGGATTCGTCCCACGGTTCAACCATGCGACGCGTCCAAAACTTTTTTAAAGGTTCCAGATGCGAATACCGTTTCGCCTGACTGACCGACCTTAAGAATTCTTCGACCCACTGACCCCATGTGATACCGGGCCAGTTGACCGAAAGAATATTGAACCGGAATGATTGGTGCCAGTACTCCGCATTAGGATTAAGCGCGATATATTCCGCGCCATCGTTGAGTAAGCGCCTATTACGCGAGCTATCCTCGTATTCTCGCCCACAGTCCGGGCATTTGTAGCGCACCGTCTTTTTGACTTCTTTGTAATCCCATTCCTGATCGTTCGGTCTCGTTTTCGAGTTCCGTTCCCATAGAATATTTTTCCAAGTCGGCACATGCGCTGATCCGCATTTCAAGCAGTGCCAATGCCATTCGTTTTGCGTGCCCGACCGAAATAGTAAATCAATGTCGTCACCATCAACGCCTGCGACCGATCCGTTCCAAACCTTGTAATTCCACGCATACGCTACGTTGCAACGAATGTGCGCTATCTCTAACCGTCCAACTGGCCACTGAAAGCACTCATCGTTAAACTGAGTCATTATGCTTTTTTCTTCGAGGTTGGCCGGGCTGCAGCCTTGTAGTTTGAAAGGCATACCGTCAGAAAAAATCACGCTTCGGAGTTTTTCTTTGTGGCGAAACTCGCCTAACCCGGTGCCTCCAGCTGGCAACTTAGCTACCACCTTGGCGCATGCCTTAGCTGTCGGCCACCATTTCTGTTCCGCGAATTCTTTAGCGGTCTCATCCTTACTCGTATTCCACTGCATCGGGCCAGGCCGATTGACTATTGCCCACATGCAAGCGCCCAACATTGATTGAGTTCGCCCGCCCTGATTTGGCCCGATCGTCGTGACCATGCGCACATCCTCATCTTGAAATGCAAGCATCGGCCCGCGTAACTGCGGACTATTGCCTAGGTCGTACGGCCCCTGGATCGGCGAAGTTACATCCAGCCGGATATTCTCGCGCAACCAATCATCTATCGCTTTGACCTTTGGCCGCGTTAAGTTATCAGCAAGCCCAAGAAAAAGACTGTTATCCCGCGCTGCCAGCATTAGCGGCTTCTCTTAACGCATTAATAAAAGCGTCCAGAATATCGTTAATCTTTCCTACGAGCACCTTCTTGATTTCGGACGCCTTTAACATTTCCAATCGAGGCGGTAATTCATGTTCTGCGGCCTTGTATAATTCACGCTTCAATAATTCGCCCGATGTGTCCGCTTGCCTTTTCACTTCAGAGCGCGGCACGAGTAGGCCTTTGTCTTTTTGCAGCTTAAATATCGCGGCCTCGGTAGCGACACGATTCTTTTCGATTATTGCTTTGTCGCGCTCGCTGGCGTGCCAGCCATCACTCGCATTGCGACCATTGCCAAAGTTATGCGCTGATTTAAAGTCGCTAATCCAGTCCCGGTATTCCTGGATATTGTAACGGGCTTTTCCGTCCGCGTGATCCTTTGGCCTCCCCGGACGTTTCCAGTAGCTGTTGAGCGTCCAGCCGGTTATTCCTAGCGCACGCGCCAACTCCATCTTCGTGCTTGCATATCTAGCCTTTGACACGTTGGCATGTTACTCGTGTATAAGGCAAGACGCAAGCAACACGAGTAAAAATGGATCGAGGCTGCCAGCGACCCTGTCGGCAGGAATAGCAAAAAGAAATTCTTTACTTTCATGGCTCAATGGCATCTGACTTCTGTCTGTTACAAGAGCGGGCAAGCGGCCTTAGGTTGCTGTAATGGAAGCAACGTAATCGCTCTGCCTTATACCTTAAATTAAAGTAGGCGCATGGCGATACGTTGCGTCCCTAGAACACCACGTATGCCTGACCTGCCTGCCATTGCCGCAACGCGTCTAATTCCCTAAGTAGTCGTTGCTGCGCTTGAATCATAGTCCATGCCTGATTTTCTTTCGCCTCTAATTGCCTCGTCGATAATTCGCTTTCATCCCTGCATCCCCATTGATTCCAAAATGCCGTTTCAATAGAGGCTAGGTCTATCCACGCGCGGGCCGTGCTTGCTAGTGGAGTACCTTTGTCGTGCGTGTTGCTGAGATATTCTTGAGCGTAATACGATACAGCTTGGCGTTGCTGTGCCTTCACTGTCCAACACTGGCAATCGAACACCGTGCATTGTGGTAATTCGCCATAACGTTTCATCACTCCAATAAATGTATCGCCATCTTGATCCGCCCGCGCTGGTATCGCCAACGATACGAATGCGAGAAATGTTATTGCGACCTTGCTTAACTTCGATTTCAACACGTCGCGTAATTCCCGGCTTAATCCCTTTTCCATGTAGCACCTCAGTTTCCGCAATGCCTTTAGTTCTATCTGGCTTATGCGTTGGCGCGTGCATCCGCAGAATGCCGCAATCGTTTCTGTCGTGTGTGGCGGCTCAGCCACAGCCGCAAGAATAGCTAAGCCTAAGTCAATATGTTGATCCTTACTTGGTTTTCCTCTCATGTGTTTCTTTCTGTTCGTTCTGTTACCCTGATTGTTTCATAAAATAGTTGATTGCCATTTGGAAAGAGGAGTAGCCCGGCACCATCGCTAGCCGTCGCAGCTTCCCATTTCATTTGGATCAACGGGTCAATGCGACGTAAACGCCAATAAGACTTTAGCTGCGTGCCAGACAATGGCTTGTTAGCTACGATCTTTTCTTCAATGCCTTGTGCGAGCCTGATCCATAACTTTCTTTCTTCGCTCGTCATGGTCGCGCTGGCTTACCGCGTGGAGGCAATATTGGCCGCTGATTAAAAGGACATAGGCCCTTTGGCGCTTGCGCTGGAATAGAAGTAAAGAACGGGTTAGCCAGTAAAAGGCTTTTATCAGCATCCTGTAAAATGCAGTTAGGATAACCGCTGTAGCCGGTCCACATCAGCGCGTGAGGATTCCGGTTAGCTGGATGAGGTAACCCGAAAGTGTGCCCAGTCTCGTGCCCACAGCCACCAATGCCTCTGCATTGTCGCCAATCTGGATCGACGCCGCGCACGCTAGCTACGTCTTTGCCGCTAAGCACCGCGACGCCACAATAGCCTTCGTGATTGCCTCCGAAATGCTGTCCGTCGCGTGATGGCGCGTCGATGTAAGTCACCCAATCGTTGTTAGGTTGCCCGAAGCCGCCGCCTGCCAGTGCCCGAAGCTCGTGTAATCCGTTGTTCCAATAAAACCGAGTCCAATCGCCATCGGGCGCCCCGTTATTTGCGAACCACGTTGAATCATGCGTGGAGTGGCAGACTTGAACGATAGGATTAGTGAGCGTGAATGTCTTGCCACCTAACTGCCAGCGATACCATGCCTGTAAGTGCAGCGCGACGTTTGTTATTGCTTGTTCCGCGACATTGTCTTTGTCGGTCGGGATTATATAAATGAAATGGACTTTGTTCTGATTCATTGGAAATCGACTTTGTTATGCGCGGCGATGATGGCTTTGGCGTCCTCTACATCACAAGCTGTTCCTATGGGTTTACCGTGACACATGATAAGAAGCCCGAACCGTTCCCACTTCTGCCTGCCCGCCATAGCAGGATTAGGAACTCTACCGTTGCGAATGTCCTCTCTCGCCATAACATAGCCATGCTCAAAACCATCTTCCGTGGCCTTGTCGATGGCGGCTTGGATGATGCCGGCCAAGTCGGCACGCTGCCCACTGCTGGATACGGGAGTGGGCGACATTACTGCATCCAATAGCTTTTCCTTTTCGGACTCGGAAATAAATTGGACGCCATCGCCAGTGTTCACTCTGTATTTCTTCTTTTTAACTGGCCCGCCGAAATAGGTCTGTGCTGTTGCGTTGTGGTTGTAATTCATGCTGTGACTCATTGGCTACTTGCTTGGCGCGTCGCATAACTCAACAACCATCCACGCGATAGCGAGTAGAGTTAGTACTACGAAATTAATAATCATCAATCGCACCTCCGTAACGTAAGTGCTCACGCAAATCTTCCGCTGATCCAAACGCTTGCTCTGGCTCGTAATCAGAACCCATAGGATCGCTTAACCCAATACTTAGCAGTGTGTGTAACTGAGTTAGCGTTAGTCCATCTGGATCGTCACCTAATAAACTGTCCTTGTATCTGCGCAATCCATTATAATCAGCTAACAGACTAAATGATTTATTATATTTCTTGATAGCCTTCCGCCCCGCCCGTCGCGCCTGAAGGTGGCTAGCGAATTTGATTTCCTTAACTGTCTTTCGCGATGGCTTCTTGATCCGTCGCCAGATTGATTTGATAACTGTGATGCTCACTCGCTCACCGTTTCTATCTTAATGCCGCAGAGAGCGTGAGTCGTAATGGCCATATCTCTTATATTCTTAAACCATTGCCGAATGATTAATGTCTTATCGTCACTTGTCAGGCATTCATCGTTTAACCTTGCCGTCAGAGTAGCGGCAACAATGCCTCGTTTTTGTTACACATTGATTCATAGTCACGGATAGCGTATGGGCTGCAACGCACCGCTACTTTGATGTTGCTATGTCCGCTCATCGGGAGGCCGCGCACGTCAGCCTACGCACTCTTACGCTATAATCCCCGACTTCCACATAGATTACTCCGCCGTTGGCATCCGCTTTTCCGAAGAGGGAGCGAAGCGAGCTATCGCGAGTTAGGCCACACGACAGGTCTTTCTTGGGCTTTGGTTTTCTGGCTTCAATTTGCTTAACAGCCTTGCCTACCGTCAGTTTACCCGCTTTGATCGCTGGTACCTTCTCT